GACACGTTTGCCTTCCTTCACTATGAAAGCACACTGGAATTGTTCGTAATAGTCCAAACAATCCCTAGGGAACAGAGAAAGCAATTCCGGAAACCTCAGAGGACTGATTTCTGTCATGTTTGAGATAGAATTCTCAATAGAAATCTGGACTGCAACAGGTATACCATACATATTCTCGAACAGTAGTCGGGTTTTCATTCCCACGACAGTGTCGGTATACGTCTTATAATTCTGCATTCCATAAATAAGTTTTCCTCTTCTCCATTCATCTCGTTCTTTAGCTATGACGGAACGTACGTCGTATGAACGTGTGAGTTCTAGAATTTTCTTTGCCAACACGGAAATTATAGGACAACCATCGTATTGGACTAGGGCACTCATTGCTTTCGCTCTGAGTAAAGAATTAAGCTTAGATTTTCTACATAATGCATATCTGTTCGAAGTATAACCAAAGTTTCCTAATATCTTGAATGGGTCGGCGATAATTTTCCGTTCGTCTTGGTCAAAAATTAAACCACAAAACGACGCAGTTGATATATCATCAACTATAATTATCTTGATCAAACAACCCCACTCTGAAAAGAAAGCTTCAGTAGGCAATTTCATTTCTACAGGTATACAGAAGAGTCCATCGTCGCCCTCTATTACACCACGGAGCGTCTGGAAAGATCCTCCAGCCTCAATGTACCACATTGAAAATAACATTAAATTCGTCCAACCATTACCGAGCGATGTATTCATCTCTCCTGACATCCTTCTGCCCAAAATCCGAGCACGGACGCCATTGCCAAAAATTTTATTGACACCAAGTAAGACTTCTCTCATTATTTCCAGTATGACAGAACCATATTGAGTTTTACGCAACATATGTTCATACAGAACAAACTCACAAGAATCCATAAAATCAGGATCAAAATGAGCTTCAAGACTTGAATAATCGGTACATACAGATCTGAATGCCTCCATATAGACCTCTTCCATAATGAAATCAGCTCTTTTATCAACAGGTACATGTTTGATAAAATGCTTGATGCCTTGATCCGTCGCCGGATCATAGTAAACAAGTTTCTCGATTTCTTTGA